GTATTCAAGGTCTATACCTTGATTGCGGTAATAAGCCTCTAGTGCAGGTTTAGCTTCTTCAAATGTCAAATTAGGAAATGCTTTTCTCATTCTGTTAAATTCGTCTTGTACTTTCTTTGCTTTATCGTAACCCCAAATACTACCTGTCGCCTTATCAATACCAGTGCCATAATCTCCGGCAAACTCAACCGATCCAACAGTGTCTTCGCCCCATTTAAATGACGTTCCTGTCTGAAAGCCGAAAGACATTTCTTCGTTACCGCCACCATAACCATTATTGTTTGAACTTCCAGAGCCGGTGCCGTAGGCTTCATTAGCTCTGAGCCAACGTTGACGATTATATTCAGCCGCGCTAAGATTACTAAGAGCATTAGCCGCCGAGTTGATCGAGCCGGTATATTGATTGTAGCTACCGGATGCGTTACGAACTGCCGAGTTGTTATCATTAACAGCCGACGTATTCCGAAGCGCTGAGCTAGTCGCATTGTCATAGCCTTGACCGGTCTTACTCAGACTGTCATTGTAGCTTTTTCTAGTGCTGTCTGCGTCTTTTAGAGACTTGGTTGCGCTATCTGTTGCGCTAGCGTTTGAACGTTTAGCATACGCCGCTGCTTGCGCCGCTTCTGCCTCTCGCTCAAAATTTTGCGCATTACGCAGAATCCATTTGTCCAGTTCGTTCGAAGCTCCCGACGCCTTATTCATAGACGCATCAAGCATATTGATCGATTTCGCTGCGTTAGTCGCTCCAGTCTGCAACCCGCCTAGACTTGCGTTCAATTCCTGATATTTACCGACCAAGTCCTTTACTGCGATTGATCCTTTGCTCCACCATTCTTGAAGAATCGCCAATTGTGGGAACAGTGCTACAGCCTTGTTATACAAGTCCTGAAAGCTAACGCCTAAAGCCTGCATTGCAAGTAAAGCGCCACCTATGACAGCGGCTAGAGAGATAATAGCTGGAAGCATTGACACTGTTAATGCAAGTGCCGCAGTTGTTACACTTGTGGCAAATGTGATAAACGCACCGCCTAGTGTCATTATTAGAGGAATAGCAACGGAAATTCCCCACGCCGCTATCGCTGTTCCGAATAGAATAACGGCCGGCATAACGGCGCTAATGTTATTAGCTAAGAAAATGATACCTTTAGCTAGTAGTTCGGTAAAACGCAGAGATTCATTCATTTTACCAACATACATGGTAAATGCATTACTAACAGTGGTCATTGCTTGATCAACTGTAGGCGTAACTTGTGCGAATGCAGCCGCCACTTGAGGCGCTGCTTTAGCCAATGCGGTGGTGACTTTCGTTGCGGTCAATTGGCCAGTTTCAGCCATAGCTCGCAATTGATCAACGCCAACGCCTAGACCCTGTGCCAGCGCACGCGCAAGGCCGGGCGTGTTTTCCATGACAGAGTTGAACTCTTCGCCACGTAGCACACCGGATGCCAGACCTTGATTGAACTGATAAACACCATTAGCGGCTGTTTCTGATGATGTCCCTGACAGTGCAACAGCTTGAGCTATTGTTGTCACAACTGACGCTGTTTGTGACGTATCTTTACCCATGGATTTAAGAGCGTCACTAACACGACGATATGTCGGAACGATAGCGTCCCAATTTGCACGGGTGGCCTGTGCTATGGAAAACGATGATTGCAACGCAGCGTTTGTTTGCGTCATCGTTCTGGTTGTTAGCCTTAATTGGTTCTGAAAATTCGTGTAAGCATCGGCGGTTTGAATGACTTTAGTTACCGCTAACCCGAGAGACAAACCGCCTAATGCCGATTGCAGAATTCCGCTAACATCATAAACACCACGCATTGCTGATGATAGTTGTTGATGGTCGCCAGATGTTTGTTTGGATTGCTGGCCAGCGCGTCGCGTTTTCTCAGTGCTACGCTCTGTTGCGCCAGCCATGCGATCCGCCGCAGTGGCAACATTATTACAAGCATTGATGAGTTGTTTAGAGGCGTTGCCATCCTCACCTACTGAGACAACGACTCGCTCACTGCCTATAATTCCGCCTGCCATCTTTTAACCCTTACGGTCTTTAGGATAAGAGATTAGCTGCGTCTTCTTAGCTCTAGCTAGTCCCTGTCTTATAGACTTGTTGGTAAATCCTTGCGGCGCTTGCCCGCTCCATCCGCCATCTAAAAGGTCGATATAAGGCAAGCTATTAGTAAGGTAAACTGTCCCTGGATTGGTGCTAGACTTAACAAACGACTGTATCCGACCAATAGATACGCCGGAACCTCGCGCCGACTCGCTCACACTCATATCAGGAGCGCCCAACGAGGGATACCAATTTCCGCGCGCTTTACCTGTGTCTATTGGAGTATTGAGAACAATTCTGTAACCAATCTCATAGAATACCATCATCTTGATTCTATTTGACTGGCCAGGAATAGAGGCTGCGAATTGGCGCATTCGAGCGGCGAAAGCTCTCGGTTTGATCTCGCCGCCCTTAGCCATTATCGACGCCTTTTAGCTCTATTGAGTTTAGCTTGCTTTCTTTGCGCTTTTTTTTCAAGACGCTCTTTTATCTTGGCTATGCGCTTATTCTCTCTTAGGACAAACACATCATCAAGTCTTTTGACTATTAGATGCAGTTGATCCATAAACTCTCTATCAGAATTCCATCCTCTTTCTCTTGCGTATTCTATAACATCCTTTCTAGCAATGTCATAAACTATGACCCCATCTGGCGAACGCTGACGAGATGAACTTAGCTCATTCCATGCGCTGAAATAAATGTTATAAACAGAATCGAACACAGGCGGATCATTGTACGGCGCTGGAATATCAACCTGTAGCCTCAAACATTGATGAATAATGCTTTCAGCTACAGGTAAATAGTCTAACTGATATGCTAGCGCCGATGCTAGTTTCCCGCGATACGTTCCTGTTCCTTCTTGATAAAATCAGATGTCGTGTTGGTTGTGTCGCTAACCCATTTGGCGAACGCCGGCGCTGCAACAAGAGTGGCTGCGCAATCCGCAACAGAGAACGGCTGCCCGAAATCCTCAGCGGACCAATCAGCAACGATTGTTTCAGCGGTCGCCTGTGCAACAATCTGACGCTGGACCTTCGGTTCAATATTCTCCATCTGAATATTGTTGTTACGATACTTGGCAGTTAGTTCAAGCATCTTTTTACCGAAGGCATCATTATAAACGCCTCCGAGCTTAAGACATACCCGAAACTCTTCCAGGTTAGGAGCGACAAATGTCTTCCAGACGCCGGTATTGGCAGCGTCTGTGTCATATGCAGTAGCGTCAACGAGCCTATTCATTTGATGACCTTGAGTGATTCTTGTTGCCGAACTATCTTAAGATGTCGCTGTTCTCGAACTAGCTTACGATATGGTTGTCGCCGAGCTAGGTAGCCAATTGTAATAATTGACTAACAGCATATGGTCAAATGTGGGTAGGTACTTACGTCCGTCTGCTGCTTCGTTTTCGATCTCAATTGTGATCGGTTCGTTCATTTCAACTTGCGGGCCGTCACTTGTTCCAGACATAAGAGGAATATCAAATCCAACGCCTCTATTATCTCGGGCAAAGACAGCACTCATAGTCAAATCTAGGTTTTCGTTAAGAGGCGTCATGGCGCCAACTTCAACGAAACATCCGCTCATTGTGCATGTGATGTCGAAGAATCCAGGCGTATGGGCAAACGTACCCATTTGCGTAAGAACGTTTGTTTCTGACAGATTGTTATTGATATTCAATTCAATTTCAGTGAAACCTGAAATAAGAGGCGTCGGCGATGCGGTTTGCTCGACCCCTTTCTTATATACCCACAATCGAACAAGTTTAAGATCACCAGTGGAGTTAAGCGCGTCGGCTTCTTCCACCTTGATGATATTGCCACCTGCATCCACATCATTATCGTCATCGAATGACTTGTGATCGCGTCCCATATAGGCGACTTCGATAGTGGTCTTGTCTTTCTCAGGAATGCTAAATGTCAATTCATTAGCAAGGTTGCCAAAAACAACCTCTGACTGCACAGTGTTGCTGCCAATTGTCGGCTGTCCTAGACGACGCCTAAACGCAACATAATGATGAACTTGGTTTTCCAATGCAGCTTCATTTTTAACAACGTCGCCGAAATAGATTTCCACAAGTTTGCCTGCACCGGCATCGACAACGAATTGGGCATCCGTTTTGTCCAATTCAAGATAATCCTCTGTGATGACTTTAATGCGCACCCATCCCTGATTTGCTGCATTAGCAAACCGGTTCGCTGCGTCATCACTCCCGATGTAAACCTGTTCACCCGGCAAGAGCCCTAAATCAGTCATGTCATAGGCAGCGCTGTTGAGACGAGGCAGCCCATTCACAACGCTAACAGACAAGTCGCCTGACGCGAACCTGTGCCCAACACGATTGATGGTAACGACTGCGTCGGCATCGATAGTCAGGCCGGCGAGACTGATCTTAGCGTCCACCGCATCGGCAGATAGAATTTTGCGCCCAAGATTACCAATAGCCGCTGATACACCTTCAACAAAAATAATGTCGCCCGCGTTGAACAACGTTCCACCAGACGATAGAACATAGCCGTCCGCAAGAATACTCTCGCTTTTAACCATTCCCTTACGTCGGCAATTAGCAAACAAGAATTCCTCAAATGTGGGTAAGGAATTCTGTGAGGTAAAGTCGAACGTAAATCCTGCACTTGCCTTATATCCGACAAGCGTTCCTTTCTTCGGCATACGGCTGGAATTGATCGGACGACGGGCGACCTTGTCATTCTGACGCCCAAAATCGCCATATTCGTTAGGCTCACGTTCGAACCAATCGGCGTTCTGAGGAATGAGCTTAGGATCATTCTGTCTCGCCGCTAGAAGCTCGGTCGAGTTGGAGCTAATCGTATCCTTGAGAGCCATGATCTTAACCTTTCAGAATTACAGCTTATCTGGTAGAAGGCGAGTTTGACATGAACTCATAACGTTTGTTTAGAGTCATTGAAGTTTCGATCTATTCGTTTTTCGATCTGCGTTCATACCAAATATAATTCATAGTGACTAAGCCGCCATAATATCCCCCATCTTGATTACGCCTGCTATAATAACCGGCCATAACCATGATATCGGGATTATTTAAGCTGTTGAGTTTGTCTTGCATATAGAGCCCGGCTTGCTCTACTCTAGAATTTGTAATGTTTAGCCTAGTACTGCCGAATATCTGCATATACAGAGAAGCGTCTACACGCCATGTTGTTTGCTTAATATTGGTTGGAACCGCAATGTTTATATCCCAAGTCAAACGCGACCATAACTTATCGCCAGGATGCGGCTTAGGGATTTCATTGCTATCTAAATCTGTATATAAAACAGGGAAAGGGCCGGCGATGCCGATGATCGGCGGTAAAGTCTTCCATATATCGGTTGCATTTCCGAGATAAAAGTCTTTGTATTCTTTTATTTTTGTGGCCATTCTCTAACCTCACAAATATAGAGAATAGGAATACCGCCACTAATATGAACAGCGGGAGCGGCTACAACTTCATACTCTCGACCCGACTGATCTGTTATCCTTAATG